ATCCATTGCTAGGGCTGATTTAATTGCTATGCAGGAAGTTGGAATGATGGCTAGTGAAGCAAAAGAGATTGAAGCAAATGTATTGAACCAAAGTTCTGTTAAAATTGGTGGGTTTGCTATTGCAGGTCTTTTAAAGAAGTCATTTAATGCAACTTTGGACAAAAGAACAAGAATAGGTCATGTAGCTGCCGATGCTAGGTATAAATTCCATCCTATCCCAGTTAATGAAAAATTTGTAGTGAGTGGGGAACTGCTTAGGTTCCCACGTGATCCTGCTGGGAGCCCAGGCAACATTATAAATTGCCGTTGCGAAGACCTAATGATATTGAGACAAGGATAATTCTTTTTAAAGTTGACAAGAAGTAAAATCTAAACTATCTATTACTAATGATAAATTATAAATGTGAATTTTGTGGTAAAGAGTTTCAAGATACTAAAAGAAGAAAATACTGTTCAGTCCCTTGTAATAAAAAAGCTTACGTTGCAAGATTGCCAGAAAAAAAGTGTAAGCAATGCGGTAAGGAGTTTAAGCCAGGTAGAAGAGAGAGTATTTATTGTTCTAGAAGATGTTTAGGTGATTCTAAGAAATGTCCCAAAGTAACTTGCCCAATTTGTAGTATAGAATTTGAACCAGAAAGATTGAGCCAAAAGTACTGTTCAAGAAATTGTTTTTCAAAAGTTGAAAGCCCTAATAAAGGTAAATATTTAACTTTAAAACCTAAAAAGTGTAAATGGTGTAGGAAAGAATTTCATCCTAAAAATTATAAAACTATTTTTTGTTCTATTGGTTGTAAAAAGTCTGAAGGTCAATCAAGGAGAACAAATAGTTGTCTCATTTGTGGAAAAGATTACAAAAGACATTATGTAGACCAATTATATTGCTCCAATAAATGTTTTGGTATAGGCAGTGCTGGCGAAAAGAATCCTTTTTACAAAAATGGGAAACACCTTGATAAAAGTAATGGTTATACAAGTGTTTCTGGACATGGTAAAAAGACATATGAGCATAGAGAAATATTTTTTAGAGAATCTAAACAAACAGATTGTGCTATTTGTGGTGGTGATATTGAAGTTATACACCATATTGATGATGATAGGGGAAATAACAATATTAATAATCTTCTTGGTTTATGTAGTTCTTGTCATCCTAAACTTCACGCAGCTTTAAGAAGAGAACATCAAGGAAAAGAGATTGAACCTAAATATGCTAAGATTTTATTTTTATATTATCAATTTATTAGGTGCCGATGTGAAGATAATATTATTTTGCAGGTTTAGTATCTTAGCTGCTTGTTGTATTGTTATTTTCATTTAGTTTCTCTAGTATGTGTGCGTTGTGATGGATATATCGCTTTAGCTTAAATATTTTGTCTAAGCTCAGCTCCTTCGTTTTTTCATGTCTTATGTCGTTAGCACAGCTCATTATTCTATGGATAGCTTGAATGTCTCCCAACTCTTTTTCTAAAAGAAATCTGTTTGTGTTAACTCTTGAACTTTTTGGGTTAAAACTTTCATAGCCGTGCCTAAGAATCTTACCTACTATATGTATAACCTCTCCACATTCCTCCGCCAGTATAGACAAACGCTCTGTTTCTGCTGCAGATAGACCGTTGAAATTTTTCATCTTCTAACCTCCATTAATTAACTTACATCTATAATACATGTGTACTTGCACCTGGTCAACTAATTATTACTTGTACTTCCACAAGTAGCCAACTATATAATATTATTTGATATTTTCAATTCCTGTGTTACAATTATAAATATACCAATGGGGGTTCGATGTGGAAATTAAAAATATAGTTGTTCCTTTTAAGCTTATAGAAATAAAAGAAGAGAGCATAGCTGGCCAAGAATTCTTTACGTTCAAGGGTTACGCGTCTACTTTTAACAATGTCGATCTAGTCGAAGATATAATTGAAAAGGGTGCTTTTTTAGATTCTTTAAGTAAAAGAAAACCTAAGTTATTATGGCAACATAAAATGTCTGAGCCTTTAGGTGTATTTTCAGATATTCATGAAGACGAAAAAGGATTATTTGTGCAAGGGAGGCTCCCTAAAGCTGACAGCATGGTTAGTGGCCGAGTTATCCCACAGATGAAAGCAGGTTCCATTGACAGTATGTCTATAGGCTTTAGCGTTGTAGATGCTGAATTTTTAGAAATAGATGGTATGAACATCAGAAGGATCAAAAAAGTAGATCTATGGGAAATTAGCCTTGTAACATTGCCAGCAAATCCTGCTGCAAAGATAACAAATATGAAAACGATAACAGATGTATCCAAGTTTTTAAAAGCTGAAGGTTTTTCGAAATCAGAGGCTGATCATATAGTCCACGTTATAAAAGAACATGTTAAGGCTTGTAATGAGTCCAAACATAATACAAAAGCTCCTTGCAATGAGGATGAAGTCCAAAGTGGAAAAATACTCGAAATGCTAAATAATTTAAAAAAGGAGATTACAAATGGCTGACGAAAAAAAGACAATGGAAGCAGTTCAAGAGCTTCACAAGCTAATTGAAAGCAAAAACGCTGAGACTGCTGAGTATAAAGAAAAATTCGACAAAATTAATGTTGAGTTAGACAAACAAGAAAAGAGCAATCAAGAAATTACAGTAAAGTTTAAAGAAAAAGAAAAATCAGAATTAGAATTAAAAGAAAAATTCGAGAGTTTAGAGAAAATAGTTTCTAGACCTGGTAATTCTACTGACGACGAAAAAACAGAAAGCAAGAAAACATTAAAAGCTTTTTACAATGTTATGCATAAAGGTATAGATTATTTAAGAGATGAAGCAAGAGATGCTAAAAATGTTGATGTTATAGAAGGATTAAAATATCTTAGAACAGATAATAATGTTCAGGGTGGTTACTTAGCACCGGCCGAATATGTTAATGAAATTATTAAAAAGATTACAGAAGTATCACCTATAAGAAATCTAGCGAGAGTTAGATCAACTTCTAAGGGATCAATTGAAATTCCATCAAGAGCTACTTTGTTGTCAGCTGCTTGGGTTGGTGAAGGTGCTTCATCCACTAATAATAATTCAACTTATGGCATGGAAAAAATTCCTGTTAATAAACTTGTTGCTAATATCCATATCACTACAGAAATGCTTAGTGATTCTGCTTTTAATATGGAAGCTGAATTGACAAGTGATACTGCTGAATCATTTGCAAACACAGAAGGAACTGCATTTGTTACTGGTGATGGTATAGCTAAGCCTTTTGGTTTTGCTTCTGATGCTGTGTTGCAAGCTGCTGCTCTAGATTCTGGTATTGCGAATTCATATGATGCTGATGCATTAATTGAAATCACTGGAGAATTAAAAACGGGTTACAATCCTGTATTTGGTCTTAATAGAACAGAAATTGCTTTTATTAGAACATTAAAAGATGGATTGGGACAATATTTGTGGAATCCTGGCATAGCTGCTGGTATCCCTAACACGATAGTTGGTTTTCCTTATATCGAAATGCCTGATATGGCAGACCGTGGTGCTGATGAATACCCTGTTGTTTTTGCTGATTTCTTTAGAGGGTACACAATAGCTGATGGTGCTTCAATGACAGTTGTAAGAGATGTTTACACACTTGCTGCTGATGGAAAGATAAGATTCATCACTCATAAAAGAACTGGTGGACAAGTTACATTAGATGAAGCTTTTAAACTTCTTAAATGTTCAGTTTAATAAAAAATAAAGATAAGGAGATATAGAATGGCTAGTAAAGATTTAAAAAATGATATTTTTCAATGTGTTGCTTTAGATTTTCAAACAATTAATAGTGATACAACAACTGTTGGCAACATTATAGACACACAAGGATACGAAGGGCTTACTTTTATTTTCCTAAGTGGTACATTAACAGATGGTGCTTATTTACCATTAATTGAAGATGGCGATAATGATGCTCTTGGTGATGCTGCTGTAGTAACAGATACTTTCTTGTTAGGTACAGAAGCTGAGGCTGCTTTTGCATTAGCTGATGATAACGAAACAACTAGAATTGGTTATGTTGGTAAAAAACGGTATGTAAGAGTTTCTCTTGTTTCTTCAGCTACTTCAAGTGGTGGGGGATTAGGGTGTATCGCAGTAAAATCAAGTTGGAGAAATAACGCTACTGCATAAGGAAAATAAAATAAGGAGAGATAAAAAATGGCTGATATTAAAGTAAAAATGTTAAAAACTATCAAAGTCGAACATAAGAAAAAATACTATGAACTTGAAGAAGGTTCTGAACATGGTATAGGCGAACATGAATTAGAAAAATTTGTAAAAGCTGGATATTGCGAAGTTCCTCATGGCAAAAAAGTTCCTTTTAAGGCTTCAAAAAAGGTTGAAGAGGATAAGGCTGTTAAAAGCTCTGGAGGTAAATAATCATGGCTAATGTTTTAAATTACTTTCAACAGGCTGGGCCAGAAGATAAAGATAATCCGTTAATTGTTGGCGGAACTATGACAATGGCCGATGGTGCTGTACAAACTTTTGTTGGTTCTAGTACATTGGTTGTCGGTGAAACAACAACAGGTGTTGATGACGCAACTCCTGACCCAAAGATTTATAGTAGATATTACGGTGTCACAACCGCTGTAACAGGAACCGGTGTTGCTGGTAGATTTAGATCACAGATTACTGTTGATTCTGCTTCTGGAACTTTTAGAGGTATTCAATCAGAAGCCGGCAATGGTTCTTATGCTGGATCTGGTGATGGTGTTAATGCTTCTGTTATAACTGGTGTTTATGCTGGGGTTACTTCATCAACTGCTGGTGGGGCAAAGGCAATTACTAGTGCTAGAGGTATCGAGGTTAATTGTGATGTTGATCAAGCTGATTCAGTTATCACAACACTAGATGGTATCTTTGTTAATTTTAATTCATCCTCAACTGGCGCACAACATACTAATGTTTATGGTGTTAGAATTGTAAATGAGAACACTGGTGGAAATGGCCAAACATATGATGCTGCTTTATTTATTGATGACGTAGCTATGGCCGGTGGATTAGAGGGATGGAATTACGGAATTGATATGTCTTCTGGTTCTATGACAACTGCTGATATTAAATTACAAAATGGTGAGACAATTGACAATGTTACTGATGGTACAGTCCAGATAGTAGGTGCAATTGTTAAACACGCTTTTGATGCTGCTGCTTATTGGACAGCTACAGTTACTGACGGTGGTGGAGTTGAATTTGCTGCGGTTTCTGATGGAACTGCTGATTTCTTGTTTAGCCAACCAGTTACAGTTTCAGATGATTTTACTATTAGAACAGGAAACGATCTTGTGATAGGGACTGAAGTTGTTCTTAAAGAGGCTGTTGAAGATGGGCTTAACTGCCACAGAGTTGCAAGAGCAACTTATGATTTCGACGTGCTTACAGGTGCACAAGGTGCAATTGGCCTTGGAGTTACACTTCCAGATAATGCTGTTGTTGTTCGTTCTTGGTATGAAGTTATAACAGGCATGACTAGCGCAGGGAACGCAGGAACTTTTGCTGTAAGCGTTGAAGGTGCTAATGATGTTGTTACGGCGGTTGATGCTGATACTGTTTCAGGTAGGACAGAAGGTATTCAGGATGGAACTATTGCAGCTTCGATTAAAACAACCTCAGCACAAGAAATAACTTTTACAATCGCGGTTGAAGATTTAACTGCTGGTAAAGTAGTTTTCTTTCTTGAATATGTTGTAAGTGATTAATAGATTTATAGTTAGGGGCTTGAAACATAGTCCCTAACATTTTTTAATAAGGGGAGAAACAAAAATGGATGAAAAAAGTGTTTTAAAAAGAAAAGAAGAGTTAGACAAAACGGCTGTTGTCATTAGGCAACAGCTTGAACAATTAAGAAATGATCTAAATGCAACAGTAGGGGCTTCACAAGATTGCGAGTATTGGCTAAAAGAATTTAAGAAGAAGCGACCTGTAGAAGTTTGTGAATGTGAAGAAGTAAAGGAGTAATTTTAAATGAGTTTATCTTATAATAGTATTTATAGAAAAGATCTTGATGTGAATACGTTATATCAATTGGTAAGCTCTAGTAAGAAGATTCCGTTAACAATTGACGAGATAAACCAGCATTTGAAAACTGAGTTTGAAGGGTTCTTGTACAATAGTACGTTGTCAGTTGGTGTTTATGCCCTTGATGCTGGTTTGAATAATATTAGTTCTTATACAGACACTATTAGGATTAGATTTTTTCCCGATACTACAAACTCTGGTGCTGTTGATGTTAATGTTGCAGGAATTGGAGCAACAGATTTAAAAGATAAGGATGGAAACGATTTTGCAGCAGGAGCTTTGGATGTTAATAGTGTGTTTACTTTTGCTTATAGCCTAGCCAATACTGAATTTAGGCAAGTAGCGACTAATTCAACGGAACAAGACTTTGATTACATTTATAATACTGTTTTATCTATTATTGATTGGTTCGAGAAGTTCACTCGTAAAGATTTGTTCACAAAAACCTGGCTAAATAAACGAGATTGTTTATTTGATGTTATGCAGCTTCGTAAATCTCCAATGCAGAGTATCACGCAAATTCAGTATCTAAGTGACGAAGTTTTAACGACATTGTCGAATACTTTATACTATTTAGAGCTATTAAAATCGTACAGCAACGTTGTAAGAGAAAATGGAGCAGCCTACCCAACAGTAGATACAAAAAGACAGTCTGTAGAGATTACTTTTACTTCTGGTTTTGGCGACGATGTTTCAGATATGCCATATGGCATAAGACAAGCTTTTCTTTTTGTTCTGGCAAGTCTTAATCAGTATCGGGGTGATTGTATAGGGCCAGCTAAAACAAGTTGCTACTGTGATACAAGTCAAATACCTCCGCAGGCTCTAAGTATTTTTAGAAAGTATAGAATCCAGGAAATTTTCTAATGCCTTGCGAACAAATAAAAAGAAAAAAGAAAATTATCTGTGCAGGTGATTTAGATAAGCGTATTGAATTATACACTAGAGAAATAACAAATTCTGATATTGGTGGCGTAGATTATTCTCAAACATTTACTCTTTTTAAGAGCAAGTGGGCAATGATCCAGACACCAGGTTTCCAAGGCAGTGGCTTAGAGGTTTTTGATGGTGTGAATCTCATCGGGACGGTGACACACTTTATCTATATACGCTATACTGCTGGTGTTACTTCTGAAAAGTTTGTTAAGTATGATGATCGTTACTTTAAAATCTTAAGAGTACAAGATTTAAACGAAGATAAAACATTTATGTTTTTGAAATGTACTGAAAGGGGTATTGACTCTTTGGAGGCGAATGAGGCATGAGTATTGCTTTTAAAGCATCTAATATTAACAAGAAAATATATCTTAACCTAGAAAACGTTGACGCTAATACTAAAACAGGTGCAAGACATGGCCTTTATCAGTTAGGAAAAAAGTTAAGGCACGATGTTAATAAAGATATTTTAAGAAAGCCAAGATCAGGTAAGGTTTACGCGAGTAGAGGGCGTGGCAGACATACAGCGTCTATAGCTGGTGAAGCACCTGCTAATTGGACAGGTAATTTAAGGAAGTCTTTAGATTGGAATGTCAATGGTTGGGAGACTATGAAGTTTGGTTACAAGGCCGAATACGGTAAGTTCCTAGAAGAGGGAACCAAGAATATGGAGGCACGGCCAGGATTAAAAATAGCTGTTAAAAAGAATAGTAGAAATGGAAAAAAGTATATAGAACAAGAAATAAAGAAGATATTACAGGTAAAAAAATAAATGTATTTAGAAGCTATAGTAACATTACTAAAACAAGAATTGCCAAACTATAGTGATAACTTTAGTGAAAAAGTTGCAATCTCTTCTATTACACACGCTGCTGGAACTGTTACAGTCGTCACAACTGCTGTCCATGGTTTAAGTACAAACAATGTTGTTACAATTGTTGGGGTTAAACAACGTACTCCGATAACGGACATCACAACTGTGGCTGGTGTCGCTCAAGTTACTACAACAATTGACCATGACTTGACTTTAGACTATATAGATCCATCGGATCAACCAGCTATAGAAATAGATGGTACTGGCATTGCAGCGTATGATAACACTCAAACATTAGACGCTGTAAGAAGTAGAAGAGTTTTTGATTTTGAAGTAAGTGGCTCACCTGCGCAAGCAAACACGGGATATTTACTTGAAGATTCTCCCACTGGTTTTAGTGGCGTAAAAACTATCACTGTCTCTAATGCTACGACCTTTACTTTTACGACAACTGAGGATTTACCGACTACTGGCGACGGTGGTTTTGTACATAGTAGCATTAGAATATCTGCTGAAGTTTTAATTACTCGTGTTTTAGAGAATTATACTAAACAATTAGTAGATGACTTTTATTTGTTTGCTATTCCTGAAGACGCTACAGCCAGTAAGAGCAGGCACACCCTAAATGATACTACTCAAAATCAAACTAGTGGTGATGACTATAGACAAAGAATCAATATGCCTTTTAGTTTGTATTTGTTTATAAGAACATCAAATAAACTAGGTGGCCGTAGTGCTTACGATGATGCTATCACAGAAAGTACTGGTATTTTTAAAAGTATTATCGGTGCAAGAATAGAAAATCCTTACCATATAGATTCTTTTAGTTCAGTAATATTTGAGGGGCATGGGTTTTTTGACTACAACGCTGCTTACTATATCCATCAGTTTGATTTTAGTTTCGCATTTGATTTAGTGAAAGATGATACTATAAGAAGTATAGATAGTGTTGCATTTAGAGACATTGACATGTATAATAAAAATACTGAAGATGAAAATATTTTAGAGACTCTAATCGATTTAGATGAGGAAGAGGTGTAACTTATGAAGATCAAATTGAAATTGAATTTAGACCTAGGTGGGAAATACAAAAAAGGAATGTTAGTTTCTATAGAGGTTGATCGTGAAGGAACTCCTTTAGAGAGATTTTGGAGAAATCGTATGCGAGATTCAAAATTGGATAATTGTGTTGAAATTGTAAAAGCAATTCAAGATATTAAAGAAAAAAAAGGAGGTAAGAAATAATGTCTGTAGTTAATAAACCTGATGTTACGCTCAATATTCTTGCTGCAAACCAAGAAGTAGGGAATGAAGCCCAGAAAGTTTTAGTGTTGGGAACATTACTTGCTGCCGGTAGTGCAACAAGTGGTGCTTTGATAGAGAATATATCAGAAGATGATTTTGATACTTTTTTTGGTGCAAGAGCAGAGATTACACAAACGTTAAGAGCTTTTAAAGCTATTAATAGAGAAAATAGAGTGGATGCTATCCCGTTGGACGAGGCTGGGGCTGCTGTTGTTGCAACAGGGACTATTGCGTTTGGTGCTGGTACTGCTGGTGCAGATGGAACTTATATAGTTTCTATTGGCTCAGGAACATTACATTCTTACACACTTGATGTATCAGAGGGAGCTACTATAACAGAGATTGGTGATGCACTAGATGTATTAACTCTTGCTGATGCTAATGCTCCGTTTACTACTTCAAACGCAGGTGGAACTGTCACGGTTACAGCTTCTACAAAGGGAACTACTGGAAATGGACTTACATTAAAAGTAGATGGTACTGTTGATGCTGTTACAGTAACTATTACAGGAATGGCAAGTGGAGCAACTGACCCTGTTCTTACAAGTGTTTTTGATGTAGTAGGAGATACTAGATACCAAACAATAGTATGGCCTGGGGCATGGGTGACAACAGTATTAGAAACATTTTTAGGTGCCAGAATAAACGTTGATAATGATGTATTAGATGGTGTTGCAATTTTAAGTGTCACAGATACTTATGCAAGTCTTATCTCTACTTATACAGCACTTAATAAACAATATTTATGGGTTCATGGTAATCAAACAGTAAACATTGCAACTCATCGTGGGAGTGCATTAGTGGAGCTTAATGATAATATTTCTGCTGAATTTGCTGCTATAAGAGCATTAAGATTAACTCCTGATGTTTCGATTGCTCAATATACTATAGCTGGTGTTAATGGAGCTAGGGATAGTTTTGGTGGTGATGCCATAAGAAGTTTACCTTACTTTAACACACCATTTAATAATCTTTCAGCCATTGACATGGCTCAAGAGTTCACACAAGTTGAAAAAGCTGCTTTGAATACTGCTGGTGTTTTTATATTAGGAAATAACAAAGCAAGAAACGGTGTTGTAGCTGGTGAAGTTGTAACAACATATAAAACAGATGCTGCTGGCAATCCTGATGTATCATTTAAGTATGGTAATTTTGAGGAT